GGGGCTTGCTGGTCGATCGGCTGGGTGACGAACATGAGGGCGTACACGAACCCGAATACGGTGACGGCGAATACAAGGGCCATGATTGCGCCGACGAACACAATGAGCCGGGCGTGTAGTTGTTCAGGGGTTAGGCGTTCGCGCATAGATCAGGTCTCTTGTGCAGGTGCCGTTGGGTACGCAGATTGGTGGTTCGCATTCGACGTTTCCCCAGTTGGCGGGGTCTTGGCATGGATAACGGTATGAGCCGTCATATCCGCAGGCGGTCAGGATGATGATGGCGGCCAATAAGGAGAGGATTGCCCCGGTGGTGCGCCATGCGCCCATCAGCCGAGCAGCGCGGCGGCTTCGTCGGTGGTCAAACCAAGTTTGGCGAGTACGGCAGCTCGCGCTGCTGCTTTGTCGGCGGCGTCTTGTTCGATTTGTTTGATGAGCGCGGCTTGTTCAGCTGCCCATGCCTGGTAGACGGCAGCTTCGTCGGTGGTCATTTCACGGTTCACGCCGTTGTCGTTTACAAGTGGTGTGCTCATTCGTTGTACCCGTAGATCGTGTACGAGCCCGTCATCGTGCCGGATGCGACGAGGATTTCGATGCCGTCGTAGGCGGTGGCTGTGCTGTGGTTGCCTGCGATGTAGTAGTTGATTGGGGCGGTGTATGCGCCTTGGCTGTTCATGTTCGTCGATGTGTAAGTGGTGGCTTCGGCGAGTTGTGGTCCGAACAGGTCTACGGATGCGCTCGAGAAGAATGATCCGTTGGTCAAGATGCCGATGTTGGCGCTGGTTTGTCCTGTTGAGCCTGACGCGGAGACCGATGCGCCGTTGCCGTTGATCGACTGAAAGTTGTAGTTGGTGCTGGCGCTACTGCCTGAGGCCCGCAGCTTGAATGACACCGATCCGGTGGTGCTAGTCGTGTACCGCAGTTTGAGAACGTAGTTGGTGAAGTCGCTGGTGAATATGCTGTCGGCGGTGACGGATGCGGCGGCGCTGAACGCGGTTTCTGTTTTGACGACCCATAGCCCGATCTTGTTCATTTGGGCGGCGGTCAATACCTGTCCGGCGGTGAAATCTGGGGGTGTTGCCATAGGTTCTCCTATCCTAAGACAGTGAGGGCGTCAAGTACGCCATAGGTCGGGTCATCCAAGATGAGTTGGTAGACGATGGTGGTGGCGGCGGTGTACAGGTTGACGCGGTGCCCGGTGTTGAAGTCAATCATGTGCTCGATGCCTTCGATTGACAGCTCTTGGGCGAGGCTGGTCGTACCTGTGCCCGTCTGAAACGTTTTTTCAATGGTGATCGTGTCACCAATGTCGATCGTGGCAACGGTGTCGCGCTGGACGGTGGTCAGCATGGCGAATTTGGTGGCGACGTCGGTGTACCTGGCTTCAGGTTCGCCATTGAGTAAATAGGTGGCGGCGGCAGACAGCTGCGATCCGCTGGTCTCTAGCAGGCTGTTGGTGATGCTTTCCGTTTGAATGAAATAAGTGGCGATTGAGGCGGTGTCGCTGGCGGTCGCGTTTGACCCGCCAAGGTTCTGTACGTAGGCACGGTTTACAACGCTGTCAGCCTCAAAAGTGATGCCTACGTTGTCGTACTTGACGCCCGTGCCGTTGTCTTTGAAATCGGCGACCGATCCGCTGAGCGTGGCACCGATGCGGTTTTGGAATGTCAGCACGCCGTCACGGGATACGAACAGGCGGCCGAATTCTGCGGTGCCGTTGATTTGGTTGAGGTAGGCCAGCACGTTGGTGCCTGCGGGGACGGTGTAGGCGGTGTCGTGGCCGAGGTTGACGGTGCCTGTGGAGATGTTGCGGGCGGTCGGCCCGGTCGGGTAATCGACTTCGGGCAGGTTCAACACGCTTTCAATGCGCTGGCCTGATGTTTCGGTCGACACGTTGTAAGCATCCATGTAGGTCTGTGCCAGCAAATAGAAGTCGTCGGCGCAATACACGCTGACCGTGTTCAAGCCGCCTAGCGCAAAGTTGTAGTCGTAGTTGACCACATAACCTTTGAACAAGTATTCGAGCGTGTTGCTGGCGTCGTATCGGCCGAGGCGTACACGGCGCATCGGCGCCAAACCAGGCACGTTGGCGTTGGCGTCATAAAATGGGCTCGAGGTATCGAACGGATTGAAAATCCCCGCGGCCAAGGTGTCGTTCAGCGTGAACGTCATGGTGCCTGCGCTGAACTGATCGCCCTGATCTTTACGACCTCGACGCACCGAAATGTTCAAAGTGCCGTCGGTGACGTCAGCAAACTGGGTCGTGCCGTCCAGCACATACGTCGTGTTGTCTAGGACGCCTTTAGTGCTGTCGTCCAGCGTAAAAGCGTCAACTTGAAAACCTGCGTCAATTTCGAGCAGGTAATTTCCTGATTGGACAATTGCTGTGCCGGGCATCAGACGTACCCGCTGACCTCAATGCGCGCCGGACCAGCCGATCGGTTGTAGGCGCGGATGCTGTCCACGACGGCTTGCCCGATCTCGGCGCTGGTCGCCAACCCGCCGTTGACGTTCACGGTGATGTTCTCCAGCATGGCGTTGCGGGAAAATGAGGTGAACGGGTTGCTAGCGATGCCGGCACCCAACATATTTGGGGCTTCCATGACCTGCCGTACGGATGCTCCCCCGCCACCGCCGCCACCGCCCGCTGTAGGCACGCTAGGAGTCGCTACGACGACCGATCCACCCCCGGATGACGGAATAGGCACCCCGAGGTTTTTGTCGCCTGTGTAGCCGCTTGTGGCGTTGCTGAGGCCAGGCAGGTCGCCGACCTTGATGTAATTCATTTGACCCAAGTACGGGATTTCAGGAATGTTGACAAAAGGCAACCGATTCATGCCTTTGATTACAAGGTTTAGACCTTGCAACACGCTGTCAACCATTGAATTGACCGAATTAGCAACCAAAATAACCACGTTGGCTATGGCCGCACCAAACTGTTTGAACGGTTGCAAAAACTCGGCAACAGCTCGAGGCCCCTCGCGGTACAGCTCATACAATGCGCCAACGGTCAGCAACACAATTGATAATGCACCCGTAAAGGACGTAACCGCTGTTGTAGTGGAATAAAACGCGTCGGCCAACGCATAATTGGCAACTTTTGTGGCCAAGTTCAATGCTTCGTATGCGCGCATTGCTGCGTTTGCAACCAAAATTGCGCTAGCTAAACCGCCGACGGCTAACGCCAGTTTGACGATGAGCCCGCTGTTTTCCTCGACCCATGACGCCATGTTGGTGATGATCGGGATTAGTTCCTCAAGCACGGGAAGTAAGGCGCTGCCAATGGCTTCGGTGGCTTCCGACCAGGCAATGTTGAGTTTGGCCATGCCGCCTTCAGCGGTTTCGGTGAACGCTTGGTTTGCGCCGCCGAATGTGCCGCCAAGCACGTTGATGATCGTTTCGAGGTCGGCGCCCTCTTTGATGAGGTTTGCCATTTCGGGTGTGAGTGATCGCAGCGCTTTGTAATTGCCTTCGTAGGCTTTGGCGAGCGCGTCAGCGACGGTGGTGGCGTCCTGCCCGGTGGCTCGGCTGATGTCGAGTACCAGCGACATTTGTTTCTGTGCTTCGCTGATGTCTTTGGTGCCTCGGACGAGCGCAGCGAACGCTGGGCGTAAAACGTCATCAGCAACCGCGCCCTGTTTGGACATGACGCTGATCGCTTTTTCAACCTCTTTGATTTGGTCTTGGGTTGCGCCAGTCGAATTGACGAGCTGTACCTCAAGGGCTTTTTGGGCGGCCTGATCTTCAGCGGCGGCTTTAGTGGCCATGCCAAGACCGGCGGCCAATGCTCCAGCGGCGGCAGCTGCGGGCAACATTGCCTTTTTGAGCGCAAACGCCGACTTTTCGCCTGCGCCTTCAAGTGACTGAAACTCTTTTACGGCGCCACGAATACCCTTATCGTCGAACTCGCTAACGATAGGTATGCGGATGCTCATATCAGCGCAATTCTACGTTCAATCTCTTTGGCGACCTGTTCAATCGCCTTGGTCATTTCTTGTTGCACGTCGGTGATATGTGCTTCGGCGGCTGGCCACATAACGCGGGATGGGTTGCCAGCAAACGCGGTGAGCGCGTCACCAAAACGGTTAGACGTGCCACGGCCTGCAATGTCGTAAATGGCGGCTGCGGGGTCTTTTTGGATGACCGTTACAACGCCGTCTTTTTTGCGTCCCGCGTCCACTTTGACGGTGATGCCACGTCGAGCTTTACGGGCGTCCCAGGGCAACAGTTGGCGACCGTTTTGTGTCCAACGGTATTTCATGCCCGACAACGCTTGTGCCGGGTAACTGCCTTGCGCCGCCACGACGATCGGGCTGGCAATTTGCTTAGCGTCTTTCGCAAACTGTTTGCGGGCCTCAGGGTCAATTTGCTTGAGGTCACGCAACATTTGCTTGACGCCGATCACTTCAACGGTTGCCATTAGCGGCCCCGCTTGCTTTGCTGTGCTTGCTGTTCAAGCACATGGAATACGGTGGTCATGTCTCGAGTGTCAAATTCCACTTGCGGCGGCCAGTAGCCCGTCATAACTAAGACCTCAGCGAGGGAGCGTCGCCAGGTGCCGCGATGGTAGGGGTTTCGTCGGTGGTTTCTTCAATCGGCGTGATTTCCATGTCGGGGTGTTCTGCGA